CCGAGAGCCTGGCTATGGTTCTGCACGAGGACCCCTCCTGGCTGTCGCGGCGGATCCCGATCTACTACCTGGACGAAGGGGGCGAGCGGGTCCCCTCCTGGCCCGACCGCTTCGATATGAAGTTCATTGAAGGTCTGGAGACCAGGTCCGCTCAGACCGGCCAGATGCAGGGCTTCCGCGCCGAGTACCTGTGCGACCCCGACGCCCCGGAAGCGAAGGTGTTCAAGTCGGAAAACCTGGTCATAGAACCCCGCGTGCGGAAGTGGGAAGCCATCTACACCATGACCGACCCGGCCCGCACCGTGAACCGGGGCTCGGCCGACACCGGCCACGCGGCCTGGTCGTGGATCGGCAACAGACTGATCATCTGGGATGGTTGGGCCAGGCAGCTCATGCCTGACCAGATCGTCAAGGCGATCTTCGATTCCATGGAAGAGCTGCACCCGATCTGGACCGGGGTGGAAGAAGACGGACTGAACCAATGGCTGATGCAGCCGATTCGGGCCGAGAGCATCCGCCGCGGCATTTCGCTTCCGGTCAAGGCTGTGAAGGCGCCTCCAGGCAAGCGGGACTTCATCCGCGGTCTTCAGCCCTTCTTCATGTCATCCAATGCCGTGTTCACCAAGCCCATGCCCGAACTGCGCGAACAGCTTCTCGGCTTTCCGCTCGGCAAGATCGACGCCCCCAACGCCCTGGCCTATGCTCTGAAGATGCGGCCAGGCTCGCCGATCTACGAAGACTTCGGCGACGACCACATCGATGACGAGATCAGGCCGCAGTCGCACCGCCAGAGCTGGCTGGCCCTGAACGCGACGCCGGCCATGGTCACCGGCATGCTGCTACAGAGCTTTGAGGGATCGATCCGCATCTTCGGCGATTGGGTCCTGGAGGGCGATCCGCAAACCGTTCTGACGAAAATAGTCGGCGAAGCGCAGGCCATTGCCGGCCGGCGCGTCGAATTGACGGCGGGTCCTTTGCACTTCGACCAGTTCAACAACGTCGGGCTGCGCCAGGCCGCCTTGCGGGCGAACCTGGAGATACGCCAGGGCGTGCCGCCGGCCATGGGGCGGGCTTCGATCGCCGACATGCTCAGCAGCCGCAGGAACGGCCAGCCGCGCCTGCACGTGGCTTCTGACGCCATCTGGACCCTGAACGCCTTTGCCGATGGCTACTGCCGCACCCTGGAGAAGGACGGCTACCTGGCCGACTATGCCGAGCCGGGGCCGTATCGGACGCTGATGGAGGGCCTGGAGAGCCTGTGTGGCCTGTTCGAGGTCTCCTCGCCATCGAATGAAAGTTCCGCTATCGTCTACGGGAGACTGCCGAACGGGCAGAAGTACGTCACCGCGAGGCGATAGATGGACCCCGAAGAGGAAGAGATCGAGGACGGCAAGCTTACCAGCCGGTCCAAAGAGCTTTCGGGCCGCAAGGAGATGTGGGAGAAGCTGAAAGATCTCTACGACTCGGTCAACAAGGGCTTCGACGATCAGCGCCGCCGGTCCAATGAGATCGCCGACAATTGGGATGCGTACAACTCGATCCTGAGTGACAACCAGTACTACAGCGGCAATTCGCAAATCTTCGTGCCGATTGTCAACGACGCGGTGAACGCCCGCAAGACCCGGTTTGTCAACCAGCTCTTCCCCCAGAATGGCCGCTACGTCGAGGTCGTGACCGGCGAGGCTGACCCGCCGACTGGGATCACGTCGCTGCTGGAGCACTATATCCGCAAGACCAAGTTGCGGACCCAGGTCGCGGCGCCCCTGACCGTCAGCGGCGACTGCGAAGGTCAGTATACCATCTACACCGGCTGGCGGACCACCGAACGATTCACCGCCCGCCGCGAGCAGCGGCCTGTCGTGGTCGACGGCATGGAAGTCGATCCTGACATGCCCGGTGGTGAGCCCATCGACACCATGGTTGAGGAGAAGGTCAAGGAGGGCTTGCCATACGTCGAGCTGATCCCCGATGTCGATGTGCTGATCCTGCCGGCCACGTCCGACTCTATCGAGGAAGCCCTGGAGGCCGGCGGGTCGGTGACGATCCAACGGCGGTGGTCCAAGGCCGCCATCCGCCGAATGATCAAGGAGGGCGATGTCTCCAAGTCGGCCGGCGAGAAACTGCTGGAGGAAATGACGGCGCAGAACAGCCAGCCCAACACCCGGCAGAACACCAAGAAGGACCAGGCCAAGGCGGCCGGGATCAAGGCTGGTGGCAAGCACGTCCTGGGATATGAGACCTGGACCCGGCTGAAGGTCGACGGCGATCTGCGGCTCTGTGTCGCCCGCTTCGGCGGTGAGAACCAGATCCTGGGATGCAAGCTCTGCCCCTACTGGTCCGATCTTGTGCCGCTCATCTCGGCGCCGGTGGAGAAGGTCGCCGGGGTGTTCAAGGGCAAGCCCCCGGTCTCCAATGTCCTGAGCCTTCAGATCTTCGCCAACGACACGATCAACGAAGGTGCGGACACGTCGCACTTCTCGGCCATGCCGCCGATCCTGACCGACCCCCTGAAGAACCCTCGGATCGAAACGATGATCTACGGGCTGGGCGCGGTGTGGTCGACCAGCCCCAACGACACCAAGATTCTCCAGTTCCCCGAGTTGTGGCGGACCTCGATCGAACGCACCGCGGCGATCAAGGAGCAGATATTCCAATCGCTCGGCGTCAACCCGGCCATGGTTCCGCAAGGCACTGGCCAGAAGAAGCGCAACCAGGCCGAGATCGCCACCGAACAGCAGGTCGATATTCTGACCACCGCCGATGCGGTGACGATCCAGGAAGAAGGCATTTATTCACCCCTGCTTCTGCGCTGGGCCTGGTACGACCACCAGTTCCGCGACGAAGCCATCACGATCAAGAAGTTTGGCGAGATGGGTCTGCGCGCCAACATGGAGCGCATAGAGCCAATCCAGATTGGCGACCGCTACGATTTCCGCTGGTACGGGGTGGAGGCGGCGCGCAACGCCGCCCGGCTCCAGCAGCAGACCGCCGTCGTGGCGACCATGATCAAGATTCCGCCGCAGATGTATCCCGACTATGAGTTCGACATCTCGCCGCTGATGGTCTCCCAGGTCGAAGACGTGTTCGGTCCTCGCCTTGGCCCGCTGATCTTCAAGAAGAAGTCGATGGTCACGGTCGACCCCGAGACCGAAAACCAGATGCTGTTGAACGGATTCGAGGTGAAGGTCCACTTCGGCGACGACGACATCGCCCATATCCAGGCGCATATGCCCTACGCCCAGGACCACGACCCGATCATCGCCCAGCACGCCAGGGAGCATATCCAGCGCCACCAGAAGCAGATGCAGGCCAAGGCCGACATGCAGATGAAGCAGGCGCCGGGCGCGCCGGGTGGAGGTGGAGGGCAGGGACCGCAGGCCGGCGCCCAGCCGACCGGGCAGGTCAAGAATGACCAACCGCCAGGGGCCATACACCAGGATCAAATGCCGGCGGCTGGCGCGGTCGGAATGCCAAGGAAGATGTGACTTTGACAAGTCTCAATTCCTATGGCCAATATAGGTCTTCGACTGGCGGCCGATAGTCGCCACCCCGATTTGTCGGCGTTACCGACCAGGAGAAGTAGATGTTCAATCGGCAATTGATGGCCACGGTTTTCCGTGCGCCACCGTCCGACACCGGCGCCACCTACGACGACATCGATGATGAGGTCGATCTGGAGCTGGACCCCGACCTGGAAGACCAGGACGACGAACTGGAAGTCGACGATCTTGTCGATCCAGACCCCCAACCCGAACCTCCAAGGCGCACGCGCGGTGAAAATCGCGTAGCGGAAGCCACCCGGATCGCGGCGGAAGCCAAGGCGGAAACGGCGGCTTTGAAGGCCCAGCTTGAGCAAATGTCTGCTCAGCCGGTCAATCCGAATGCGACTCGGGAAGCGGCGGAAGAACGGCAGCGGCGCCTGGCGGCAATGTCGGAGAGTCAGCGGACAGACTTCCTGCTCGTTGAACAGAGGAACCAATTTGAGGCCCGATTTGCTCAGGTCGAGTTCAGTACGAAGGACAGTGCGGACGCCGCGGCTTTCAGAAGCCTGTGCGCGACCAACCCGCAAGCGGCCAAGATGGCCGCCGATGTCGAAACCGAACTCGCCAATCTGCGTAAGCAGGGCCTCACGTCACCGCGCGAAACGATCCTCAAGTACCTTATCGGGGATCGGATCATGGCCGGGGCTCCAAAGGCCCGCCAGCGGCAGGCGGCCGCGGCCGCGCCAGGGACGGCGCGCAATGCGGCCCGGCCGAGTGGCGGGCGAAGCGATGTTCAGACCGGCGATCGCCGGAACCTGAGTGAGGTCGAGGCGCGCCGCAAGCGCCTTGAAGGGATGAAGTTCTGACGGGGCGGCCATAGGGTCTCCCCGAACAAGGGAGACTACCGTGGCAGTCAATACCGCTCCAAGCTTTTCGGCGGACATCGAGAACTACATCGCCGATGAGACCTTGCCGCTGGCACGCCGCCAGCTTGTGGTCTATCAGTTCGGCGACCCACTGAGTCTGGACGAAGGTCGAGGCACGACCTACACCGCCGTCCGCTACAACCGGATCGTTCTGCCCTTCGCGCCGCTGTCCGAAGGCGTTCCGCCGATCGGCGAGACCATGACCATCTCGACGGTCTCGGTCACGGCGCTCCAGTGGGGTGACAAGGTGACGATCACCGACGTCGCCGAACTGACGATCAAGCACCCGCTCTTCAAGAAGGCGATCGAGCTGATCAGCCTTCAGATGTCGGAAACCCTGGAGCGCAACACCTTCGTCGCTCTCCTGGCCGGCACCCAGGTCAACTATGTGAACAGCCGCGGCTCCCGCGCCGCCCTGCTGTCCACCGACGTCCTCGACACCACCACCGTCATCCGCACCAACGCGGCGCTCGAAACCCTCGGCGCTCCACGTTACATGGGCGATGAGATGACCGACGAGATGAAGTCGGTCGAGGCCGGCGGCTCGCGAGCCAGCGAGAACCCCCGCCAGATGCCGCACTATGCCGGCGTCATGCACACCCTCGTCATCGGCGACTTCCGCCAGAACAGCCAGGTCAACCTGGCCTGGACCTATTCCGACCTGAACCGCCTCTACAACTACGAGGCCGGCGAGTGGTCGGGGATCCGCTGGTGCAAGTCGAACATGGTCCCGTCCTGGACCGGGATCGCCCAGGTCAACGGCACGGCGGGCACGTCCGGCGCCCTGGCGACCAACGCGACCTACTACATCATTGTCACCGGGTCCGACACGCAGAACCAATACGAGAGCAACATCTATCAGGTCTCGGCGTCGATCAACGTGACCGGCCCCAACGGCTCGATCAGCGTCACCCTGCCGTCCACCGCCGGCTTCACCTACAACGTCTATGTCGGGACCACGACCAGCCCTGGCAAGCTGGGCCTGACGGCTTCCGGTCCTCTGTCCGGCCCGATGGCCGGGCAGGCGGTGCAGCTCGCCGCCGGGACCACCGTGGTCATCACCGGCCTGGGCCTGACCCAGACCCCGCCCGCCGCCCCGGCGACCGGCGTCACCGTCTATCCGACTTTCATCTTCGGTCGCGGCGCCTACGGCCAGGTCGTTCTGAAGGACGCCGAGTTCAACTACCTGGACAAGGCCGACAAGAGCGACCCGCTGAACCAGCTCCGCATCGTCGGCTGGAAATGCTTCTACGGCACGCTCCTGGAGAATACGACCTTCTTCGCCCGCATCGAATCGGCGTCGGCCTTCTCGACGACCTTCACCTAAGACGAGGCGTTCAGTTAGGGCGCGCGGCAAACCGCGCGCCCCTTCTCAACGTCCTGTAGGATAGACCAAGGGCCACTTTCTCTGGCGGCACGAACGCGAATAACTCGCTGACCGGTGTAACCTTCTTTCACGCTGCGGCGGACGCCGACATTGCCGCCATCTCGGCGGCGATCACAGGAACCAACCAGCAGTTCTTCGAGAGCGCCTGTTTGTCGAAGTCCGGCAAGCTCATTGTCCCCGGCCGGGGCTTCCTGACGGTTGGCGAGGGCGACGTGGTCTTTGTCGATTCGAGGGGCTGGCCAATTCTCCTTTCCAAGGATACTGTCGCTAACGGACCTTGGACTACCTAGGAGCGCGGCTGTGGCTGAAGACGAAGACCTGATCGGCGAGGATCTGATTGGGGACGACCCCGAAGAAAACTTCGACCATCCCTTCCTGACTAAGGATCAGGTCAAGGAGGCGCGAGCGAAAGCGAGAGCCCAGGTCGACAAGACCCGCATCGCCAACGCCATGAAGGCGCTGATCGACGAAGAGACGATCCGCCTGGAGCGCGAAGAGGGCTTCACCACAGGCCACCAGACCAACGACGAGATGGTGCGCATCACCCTCGACCTTGCCCCCTTCCAGCGCGGCGCCAGTGGCAACTCCGGTCTGACGGTCAACTTCAGGGAGTACAGCCACGGCGTCACCTATACGGTCCCGCGCCACGTCGCCAATTCCCTGCGTGAGATGCAGGCCGCCGGCTGGAAGCACGAGTCGGTCGTCCAGGGCAAGTCCCTGTCCGAATACTACCAGCGCGCCGAAGAGGCCTCGATCAGCGGCGTCAAGGGCGTCCAGAGCCGCTTCAACGCCGCGCGCCAGCGCCGCGCCGCCGAAGCAATGGCCGCCTGATGACCGAAGTCATCAACGTCCCCGTCATCGGCGTTTCGATCACCGCGAACGTCGATGGCGACCGCCAGGTCGTGTTCCAGACCGCGATCGATCCGGCGCAGACCGACACCGAGGTCAACGCCCTGCTTGACAGGCTGATGGGCTTCGCCTCGCGGCAGAAGCTGATCCATGACATCGTCGGCATGCGGAAGGATCTGAAGCAGATGTCGCTCGACATCGATCGCTTCACGATCCAGGAGGCCGACACCAAGCTTCGCGCCAAGGTCGCCAATGCCGAACTGGACGTTCAGATTTTGGAGTGGCAGCGGCAAAAGAAGGCGATCTTCGATTCGGGCTACGCCAAGCACGTAGGCGACACCAATCGCCGTGGCGAGTATAGGCCCCGCGGCCAGGACGCGATCCAGATCGAGCGCATCGAAGCGGCGATTCTCGACGCACAGCAATGCAAGGCCAAGAACGACGAAGGCCTGGCCGCCGAGATCGAGAACCACCAGACCAACATCGAACGCCGCAAGACGCGGATCGAAGAGCTGACGGCCGAAATCGCCGCTGCCGAGGCCAAGGTCGCGGGGTAGGCGTTGCCCCAATCCGCTCAGGTCATATGCCGGGACGCGGCGGCCATCGCCAAACTCCCCGGCGGGGTCGCCAAGGCGGGACGGGTGCTGAACACCGTTCTCGAAGAGTTGTGCACCAGCTATGACTTCGAGGTCGCGGCCGGAACCTACTATTTCAACTTCGACCCTGGCCTGACCTCACTCATTGGCAACAGCATCTACGGGTCCGGTCCCTACCCCTTGCCGTCCGACTTCCTGCGCTGCTGTGGCCCTGAGTCGGTCTGGTGGACCAACCAGGGCGTGCCCTACCCGCTGATCCCGCTGGATCTGTCCGAGTTCGACATGGCGGTCCAGCAGGCCGGGTTGCAGTCCTACCCCTATTGGTTCGCCACCGACGTCTCGCTCGCCGATGCGACCCAGGAAGGTGTCGTCGGCACGAACGCCGTGGCCTACGTCTATGCCCCGCCCAGCGGCGCCTATCCTTGCACGGTGCGCTATCAAAAGCTCATGCCGCAGATCGTCACGCCCGAGACCAGTTCGCTCGTGCCGTGGTTCCCCAACTCCAACTACCTGATCAACCGCGTGGCCGGTGAGATGATGCGCCTGACCGACGATGAGCGGTGGAAAGAGTTTCTGGGCGACGGGCCATTCGGTGCAGAAGGCATCCTGCGCAAGTATCTCATCATGAAGGACAATAAGACCAACCGCGCTCAGACGGCCAAGTTGGATCGCCGGTATTTTGGATCGAGCATCAGCGGACTGCCGAATACAAAATCTGTCGGGTGGGCCCCGGACAGGACCTAATCCATGCCCCTCCGCAAGTCTAGGCCCCTCACCTTTCGCCCAAAGGGCGTGACCGACTCGCTCGACGGCACGAACGCCATGGCCGGGTCGATGAAGGCCCTGACCAACCTGGTCTGCGCACCACATTCAGCGAACATCTACGTCCCCCGGCCGGCCGAGCAGCAGGTCTATAACTTCGCGGCCTTCAACCAGGCTTTGATACCCAGCGCCTTGCTGGTGGTCGGAACGCTGGTCTGGGGCATGGTCCCGTCCAGCAGATTCCCCGGCAAGGACGAACCTTTCTGCATGAACCTTGTCACCGGCGAGGACGTGCCAATCTCGGGCGTCACCGCGGCTAATTGCCCGACGACACAGCCCACAATCGGCGACTGGACCCCGCCGACCATAGCATCTTTCCCGAGTCGCTTGGTGGTGACACATCCAGGTTTCCCTGGCGGCGCCGGCCCCTACATCGGCTGGTTCGACATCTCGTCCTATGACGAGGCGGCACTATTGGGGAACACCACCAACGGCTCCCCGGTCATCCGCAGCATTCAAACCCCTGGCGGCACGTCGGCGCCGATCCTGAGCGGTGTGCAGCCCGGCCAGCTCATCACAGGCGCCGGCATTCCGGCGGGCGCCAGGGTCATCAGCGCCGCCAACGGGGTTTTCAGCAAGGAGACAACGGGTGTCTACACCGCCACATCGGCGGTTGTCACGTCCATCCCTTCAACGGCTGGCTTCGAGGTCGGCATGACTGTGACCGGCGTCGGGCCGGCCACTGGCGCGGCGATTCTGAGCGTCGACAGTTCGTCACAGATCACCATGTCTCTGCCAGCCATATCCGGGGATGGGGTTACGCCCGAAGCCCTGGACGTCAGCGGCGGCGGCACGATCACGATCTCGGTAAACGCCACGGCAACCACTACCAACGTCGCCCTGGCCATCACCGGCGGCAGTCCCAGCAACCCGCTCTGGGGCGCTGGTAACACCAACACCAATCCGCTATCTTCCGTGCCGGCATGGGTGGCGCAGTTCAACGGTCGCGCCTACTATGGCGTGCAGAATTACGCCGTGTTTTCCGATTCGCTTAACCCGACGCAGATCAGCTTTGCATCACAGGCTTTGACGGTCGGTGATAACACTCCGACTACGGCAGCGTGTGGTTTGCCTCTGACCAACCAGGTCACTGGCGGCTCGCTTCAGGCCCTGGTCGTCTTCAAAGGCGCCGGCGCCTTCTATCAGATCACCGGCGACCAGGCGACATCGAACCTCGCCTTGAGTGTCGTCAACGGGTCGGTCGGAACCTTGGCGCCCAACACCCTCTGCCCCATGCCGCTGGGGATCGGTTTCATCGCCCCGGATGGCTTTCGTATTCTGGGCCTGTCGGGCACTTTAAGCGATCCGATCGGTCCGGACGGCAAGGGCGTCTACGTGCCCTTCGCCAATGCCCTGTATCCCTCGCGCATGTGCGCGGCGTTCGCCCAGAACACTTTCAGGGTCACTGTTCAGAACGCGGCAGTCAACGGCCAGCCGTTTCAAGAGTATTGGTATGACTTCGACCCCACGTCGTGGAACGGGCCCCACACGTTTCCACATACGTTGCTTGAGGGATGCGACGCACTGTCTTGTTTTATTGGCGTAGGTGTCGGTATCAACGCTGCGCTGTGGCAATCTGTACCAGACCCAATCAACTCCACCATCTATATTGAGAACGGCAACCCCATCGAATGGGTCTATGAGACGTCGCTGTTGCCCGACAACCAAGATATGGCGATGAATCAAGTGACCGAGGCGACCATCGCCATGGCCCTGGCGGCGACTGACCCTGTTCGAGTCGTGGCTAATGACGAGTTCGGCAATACTCTCGACACGGTCTACATCAGCGCCTTCACACCGAAGCCGACGATCTGGGGGCAATTCAAATGGGGCCGGGCTAACTGGTATGGAGGCGGAGCGGCCGGCGGCAGTGATTGGGGCGGCGTGAATTGGGGCGCCTTCTACTGGGGTTCGGTGCAAGGCTCGTTTGTGCAATACCGGATTCCGTGGGATGATCCGATCGTCTTCAAGCAGATGTCGCTCCAGGTGACGGGGACTGCATCGCCAGGCCAGGCCATCGGGAACGTCTATATGCGCTACCAGATCACCGGCTACCAGCTTCAGGGGCTCACGGCATGAGGCGTTTGATCTTCACACTGGCCTTGCTGCTGGGCGCCGTCGCGGCGCCGGCCTTCGCCGGGTCCTGCCCTGCCTATCCCTATACCTTGGTTAACGGCCAGCTCGCCGACGCCAACCAGGTGATGTCGGACTTCAACAACGTCCGAAACTGCTTCATCAACAATGGCGCGGCAAACAACGCCAATAGCGACATCACGTCCCTGAACGGCCTTACGACGCCCCTGAGTGTCGCGCAGGGCGGTACAGGCTCGACGACGGCCGGCGGGGCTACGGCGGGCGCCCTGACCCCTGGCGGCACGATCGGGATCACTGGCGACCTGACCTACACGTCACCGACCTTCACCGGCGCGAATGTGACCGGCGCCGGCACACTGGCGACGGTCAACGCCTCGCCAGGAACCTATGCCAACGCTACCGTGACCGTGAACGCCAAGGGCCTTGCGACGACGGTGATCGCCAGCCCAGCCGCCAGCACGTCCGTCCAAGGGCCGACCACCCTGGCTACGGCTGCCCAGGTCGCTACCGGCACGGACACCACGCACGCCGTCACCCCGGCATCCCTGACGGTGCTCACGGTCAACGCCAACCCTGGCTGCGCCTCTCTTCCCGGTGGCCTGGTGCTGGCCTTCGGCGTGACAGCTTCGGTGGCCGGCAATAGCAGCACCACCGCTACTTTCGGCTGCACCTTTCCAACCGCGGCCCTGAGCGCCACGATCACACCCTCCAGCGCCTTTGGGTCAGGCGGTCAGTTACACGACGTGGTTACCGCGATCAGTACGACCCAAATCACCGTGAAGAACAACTCAAACGGTTCAGGCGCATTCTACTACATGGTCATTGGTGACTGATGGCCACCCCCGTACTTCCACAAGACTTGGCGAATGGCGATGACGCCGACGCCACGCAAGTCATGACCAATTTCAACTTCCTGTTGGCCCTGTTCTTAGGGGCGTCTAATTTCACCGCCATTCCACAATTGGCCGCCGCACCGGATCCTACTCTGTACAACCTTTATTACGACACTGTTCTGGGCGTTTATCGGCTGTACAACTATTCGGAGAACGCATGGCGTGGCGTAGCACTATTCTAGCGGCCATTGTGGTGCTCTTGGCTGGACCGGTATTCAGTCAGATCATCCCCAATCTGCCGGCCGCGTCCGGCGTGAACGGCACGGATTTGTATGCGTGCTCGCAAAGCGGCACCACGCGAAAGTGTTCATCGACTCAGGCCTCGGCCTATTCGATCGGCACTCTGACATCGGCACAGATCAAGTCGATCCTGGGCTACACACCCTCCAATGCAGCTCAGGTCCCCGTGAATGTGGTTGCGCTCGGGGCTGACCCTACGGGCGTCACCGACAGCGCACCTGTCTTTCGCGCGGCGGTTGCAAGCAATGAAGTCCTGCTAGTCCCTCCAGGAACCTATCGCTTCGCGTCCACCGTCACGGCGCCTTGCTGTGCGCAGAACAACTCCGCAGTGCTGTGGCAGGGGAAGACAAACTTCAGCATCCAGGGCTACGGAGCGACGATCGTCGTCGACAATTCCATCGCCCTGTCGAGCGCGTTCCAGTTTGACACCGACACCAACTTCTCGGTGCTAGGATTGACCATCCAGGGCACTCGCGCCGGGCTGACCTCGGGCCAGGAGAACGTTGGCATTGCGTCCACGAGCGACATGAACTTCCTCTATCGCGACCTGCATTTCACGGGCAATTTTGGCGGGGAGGGCTCTCCGTTTGACGCAGATTGGATTGTGAATGGCCTGTACTCAAACATCGTTATAGATGCGGCGGGCCAATGCTTCGACGGGGCCTATATGCAGCAGATTACGTTTGAGAACGTGATCGCTAGCGGGATTGGTACTAACGGCACAACGGGAGTGGGGGACAAATGCCTCTCGGTGGTCGTCGACACCGTCAACAGCGCGCAGAACCGAAGCGGGGTAAGCTTCGCCTCAACGTCAGGGGTAACGATTAAGAACGTCAAGGCCTCGAACTTTAACGTCGGCGCGTTCCTTGCGACGGGTACTAATTACGTCTTCTCCACTAATTATTGGCTGGCCAACCCCGGAACAAGTGCGGTCAAAGGATTCGGGATTCTTATTGATTACCTTACGAGCAGCGGATTTTCCTCTGCGGGTTATCCCGTGCAGAACGTGGTGGTGAGTGGGGATCGCTTTGTCGCCAATGGGAACGCGACGCAGGGCGGCGCCGGCATCTATGTCGCGCAGAGCGCCATCGCCAACAGTGACGTGATCGGCGACATCACGGTCACCGGATCGACCTTCGACAATAACTACACCGAGGGTGTCGCGGCAGATGGGTCAACTCATCTGGGCTGCGTGGCGCTGGGGAGCAGCAACCTTTACTTCGGCTCCAATCAGACGACGACGGTTGATTCCAACATACAGACGGCCCAGGCCGCGTGCGCGCCAGGCCCCATCGCGCTTGGAACAGTGATCGCCCCAAACGGGGTGACTCTGGTCGGCACGGGAGGGATTCTGAACTCCCCCAACAACACCTGCTTTGCGTGGATTCCTTCAGGGAGCGGCTCCCCTGTTTGCGCCGTTGGTGTGAGCGCCGCCAATGTGTCTTACCTCACCCCCGTTACGTCGGGGGGCGAGGCGTGCCTGAACAACTTTGCTGGAGTGGCGCTGTTTTGCGGCCTCGGCGCCACCTCCGCTGGATTCGCTATTCACGAAGAGGACGAGGGCACAGCGCCAGTGCTGACCTCCGGGTGGGGTAGCGGGGCGTCGATCAGCGGGAACGACAACGTCGGAACCATTACAATCGGCACTGGCATGTCCTCGACCGCGGTTATGACCTTCCACACCGCATGGGGCCAAACGCCAGTTTGTTCAACGCACCTGGTGTCTTCAGGGATGGGCGGCAACGCCAACACTTTCACCACCACGACGACAACCTTCACCTATGGCGCGGCCCTGACGGCAGGCGTAACGCTGCAATACTCTTGTCGGGGATGGCAGTGATTTTGCACGATCCAGGCTTTGCTGATAGCGTCGTCGCGGGAGACGAACCATGAAAAAGATCATCGTCCTGGTCGCCGCGTGGCTGCTGTTCGCTGGGCCTGTGCTTGCAGCCTGCATCTGCTCTAGCGTTCAGGCGCAGACCATCGGCAGCCTGCCCACGGCGTCGTCTGTCAGCCTGTCAAATCAGTTCGCCGTGTGGCAGGGCGGGACGACCAGAAGCGCCACGCTCAGTCAGGTGGCCGCCGAATTTGGCGTGTTGCCGATATATCTGGCGACCAGCAATGGACTTCGGTGTGACGACACTACCGACGATACGGCGGCGTTAAACGCCCTGCTGACGACCGTAAACACCGCCGGTGGTGGGGTGATCATGCTGCCGTCCATGTGCCTCATCAACGGACAGATCACGCTTCCAAATAGCGCCACCGGAAGCCCGACCCAGTCCTATATCCGCATTACGGGCACCGGCTACAACTCCAACAACACCGGCGTTCCGGTCACGGCCCCGTCTGGCCTGGACCTGCGCAGCAACTCGGCCGGCGGCAAGATTGTCTCGCTCGGCGCCGGGGTTCTGGAGATCGACCACCTCAACCTCCAGGACGGAGGCGCAGATTGCGCGCCGTTCCTGTTCGTCACGAACACCATTCCGGTCATCCACAATGTCGCCTTTGTCGGCACGGCATCCGCGCGCCTGGCCTGCAACGACGCGATCATCGCCGGCGGCACCGGAACTTCAATTGGTGGGAGCCTGACGGCGCCCTACCAGGGCTATGCTGGGTTCATCCAGGACAACTATTTCAGCAAAATTCGGCGCGCGGTGTTCTTTCAATCGTTCGCCAACAATCTGTTCGTCCACCACAACGATGTGTCGATCACCAGCGGTTCCAATCTGACCGCATCGGTGTCGGCGGCGACGAACGCCAGCTCGACCGCGCTCACTGTAACGGGCCACGGCTTCGCCATCGGTGTCCCGATCAACCTTGTCTTCATCGGCGGCACCGGCAACTGGGCCGCTTTGAACGGGTCGCAGACGGCCACCCCGACCGATGCGAACACCCTGACGGTCGCGGTCAACACGACATCCTTTGGGGGGCTCACCGGCTCGCTGGCCTACTACAACGGCGCCGCCTTTGACGTGGACGGAGCGACGGGGGAGGCGGTCGGCAACGACATCTCGGACAACCTGATCGAGGTGACCAACTACGCCTTCGCCTTCCGGCTGAACAATGCCGCGAAGAACAACTTCCTCAACAATGGTATCTGGGATGCTACCATTTTCTCGATCACGTCGAACTACCTGATCCTGAACACCGGAGCCGCGTTTGACGGTGTTGTTCTGGATGCGGAGGGTTCCGGCTGCCTGACCGGCGCGGTGGGCTGCGGCATCCCTGAGTTCACGGGCGTTGGCGCGGTCAACTGGCTGTCTCTGAACGCCATCTCGACAGCCACGCTCAACCACGACTTCGGCCAGAACACGATCAACACGGCGCTGCTGCAAGTCGGCGTGCTACCGACCGATACGAACAACGCGGCCAACATCAAGGTTAAGGAAGGCCCGTCCTGCTCGTCCGGCCCCTTCGCGGCGGTCAACTCCTCAAATGCCATCGTGTATAGCATTGGCTGCGGCGGTTTGATCACCACTACGGGCGGCGTCACTCTTGGCGCGGCGCAGGCGCTTCAATGGTCGCCTGGATCCGGGGCCAACCTAGTCTATTCGCCATCGGGATCGAACCTCACCTTGTATGGCCAAGGGGTGCTGGGGCTCACACTCAACGGCATAACGACCACCTCGAACCTTCCGTTTGCCGCGCCCGGCATCACGTCCACAACTAACGTGGTAGGAAATTACCTTCGCGCGACGGCGACTACGGTTTCGGGCTTGGCGACGGCCGATCCTTCCCCTGTCAATGGTGATAAGGCTTATGTGACCGATGCGACGGCCTGCACGTTCGGCTCGGCAGTCACGGGATCGGGCTCAAACCACTGCCCGGTGTTCTATAACGGCTCGGCCTGGGTCGCGGGATAGGGAACCGACTATGAAAAAGATCATCGCCTCGATCGCCGCATGGCTGATGCTGGCCTCGCCGGTCTTCGCGGATCCAACCGGGGCCAACGTGACGCCCGGCAACGCTGGGTCGCAGTCAAGCGCGGCAGGGTGCGTCTATCGCTCGTCCCCGCCAGCCCCGACCAATGGCCAGCAGATGGGGCTGGGGTGTGACGCGAACGGGAACCTGATTATCAACGCCTCTGGCGGTGGCACCATCACTGCTAACCAGGGAAATGGTGGATCGTCAGGACAGGCATGGTTCACTCAGGCGGCGGCTGGAGCTTTTCTGGATGGATGGAGCGTCACCCAAGGCCTGCAGGCCGATACGGCGTGCGCGACCGATAACGGGACTTGTACGGAACAGGCGCTGCTTAAGCGGCTGAACCAAAATATCACAACGCTCCTGAACGCACTCCAGGCGACACCAAGTGTCGCGGTTCCGTCCGGGACTCCCCCCTATAATCTCACCTTCAGCACCTACACGTTCAACCGACCGAGCAACGTACTATCCTATGCGGCCAACTATTATGTCGCCAACTCCACCACGGCCGGGTCAGTCGTGCCGATCTCCTTTACCAACGTGGTCGGCGCCAATGGCGGATGCACATCCGGGATTGAGGTTCGGATGCGATGGGGTCTAGGAAGCAACGCTACCGTACCGCCCACGGTCAGCGTCTGGATTTCGAACGCAGCCCTGACGTTGACAGTCGGAGACGGGGGTGTTTTCCCCGGCGCAAATACCGGATACGGAAGTTTGCAGCTCTTTCTTTCGGTCGCGTCGTGTGAGAATAGCGGCGACGGAGACTACTGCTATAGCGGCTTGGTGACAAATCCAGTGTGCGCCGCATCTAATAGCCGCTCTCTGTATGTCTACCCGGTGATCGGGGGCGCTTACACCCCGACCAGCGGCCAACAGATCACGGTCGAACTGATCGCTCGGCAGAATTGACCCCATCCCCCGCCTGCGCAGCCCTGACAACGCACCCCTAGCCCCACCCCAGATCACCCAAGACAGCCAGTACCCGTTGCGCGAGCCCGGCCATTGATTTGCACCGCTGCCCCTCTTATGGCAGTGTCACTAGACCCTTTCGGAGACGCCCCATGAAACGCTTCCTTGCCCTGGCCGTAGCTGCCCTGTTCATGCTGGCGCCGCCGGCCTTCGCGGCCCCGCTGGCGTACATCAACACGCCGATGGACACCGTCAACGCCGGCCTGAACACGGTCATCCAGGAGATCAACAACGGCCTGCCCTCGGCGCAGTACAATGTGGCCTGCACCGGCACGACCACGGCGACTTGCCAGGGTATCCGTCTCACGGCGTCGATCACCGGCCTGACCACGGCGGCGGGCGTGACCTCCGCGACCGTCACCGTGACCGACGCCTCGGTCGCGGTCGCATCACAGATCAACTGCTTTGCCGCCAACTATACCGGCACTGGCAACCCCATGCCTGTCGACGTCCTGGCCGCCGCCGGATCCTTCACCTTCGCGATCCAGAACACTCACGCCTCGGCGGCGCTGAACGCCACCGTGCCGATCACCTGCTTCGTCTACAACTAGATCACCTCTGGTGCGTTGATAGCGGATGAGCGACACCGTGCATAAAGTAGGTGAGCCAACGTCTCGCGAAGTGCTGATCGCACTGAACGCGCACATCGACGCCTGCACCTTCATGAACAAGCTCACCTTGGGCTTCATGGCCGCCGTGCTGACTTGCCTGATCACCTTCACCGGCTACAGCTACGTAAACGGGCAAACCCTGGCTGCACAGCTCACCATGGCCCGCGAGCAGCAGGCTACCGCCGTGGCGAACATTCCTGACAAGACAGCAGACGCGGTTCGCGCTAAGATGACTGGCAGCAACTAAGGAGACTGACCATGGCCGTCACCCTCTGCCCCAAGGGCATGAAGAACATGAGCCCCGCCGCCGTCGATTCGTCGCAGACGCCGGCCAAGGGCAGCGTCAACAATGGCGCCGTGCGCAAGGGCGTCGCACCGACACCTCGGAGCCTTGGCCCGCGCACCGCCTGATGCGCCCGGTCCCTGACACCTGTCTCGGGCTGTTGCACGCGTTCGAAGGCTTTCGTCCGACCCGATACCTCGACATGGCGGGAAATCCGACCATCGGCTGGGGACATCTCCTATCTGGCCCCCAGGACCCCCTATGGGCCGCGACCTTGACCCCGGCACAGGGTGACGCCCTGGCGGACCAAGACTTGGTCACACGGGCCGCCGGGCCGCTCTGCGAAGACCTGGCCCCTGAGATCATCGACGCTCTGACCGAAGGCCAGTACGCAGCCTTGATCGACTTCGTGTTCAACGAAGGAATCGGCCACTGGCACGGGTCGACCGTACGGGTGGACGTGATTAACGGCGCCTTGATCAATGTCCCTTCCGAGCTGAACAAGTGGGTCTATGGCGGCGGCGCCGTGCAGCAAGGCCTGGTGCGGAGGCGGGCCGCTGAAATCGCGCTCTGGAATTCGTGAATATCCAGCCTGTCGGGTTTCTGGAAACCGAAAATTTCCTGGCCACCTTCGTTCTCAAGTACAGGTCCCTGTTGTCCGCCGACCTCAACGGTGTGGACACGCTGCTTCTGCGCAGTGCAACAGAGGATACCCAACTCCTGAAGGACTGGAAGCAGGCCCGGTCCCTGCTGTCGAAGATCCGCAACGGGGCGACCAAGTTCCTTGACGGCAAGCCGGCCGAGTTCGGTTGCGTCGAGCTTCAGCGGTTCAGGGCGCAGTCGGCGACGCCCTGGCGGATCGATGATGACAACGGCTGCTACCGCCTGCACCTGTGCATCGTCCCGTCGCCCGGCCTGTGGATGATGTCAGGCGTCGAGCGGGCCATGATCCCTGTCGGCAACCTGAACTTCGTCGAACACACGGTGCTGCACTCAGAAGCCAACTTCTCTGATCACGCCGCTGTCCACCTGGTGATCGATGTCAGGAAGCCCGATGTCGATTGAGGTCGCCTGGGAGAAGCTGGATGACCTCCTGGCTGACGGCCTGGACGAGTTGTCGATCGGCCATTGGGAAGAAGCCGAGAACGACCACCTTCCTCTTGAGATAGACTGGCCCGGCGCCCGCGTGCTGGAGCGGCAGGGCACGTTCAAGATCGCCGGGGTACGCAAGAACGGCGTCCTGATCGGCTACGCCTACTTCATCATCAGCGCTTCGCTCCAGCACAAAGGAACGCTCCAGGCGTGGTGCGAGGCCATCTATGTCGACGCCGATCACCGCGGCGCCGGGGTCGTCCTGCTTCGCGCGCTGCCGCGCATGTTGAAGGCGCTGGGGGTGCGGCGGGCTTTCATGGCGGCCAAGCCGCATGTGGCTTTGCGCATCGGAGAGAAAGGCGCTACGCTTGGTGATCTGTTGGTCGCGCTGCGATGGTCGCTGTTTGAGACTGTCTACGCCATTCGCCTGAAGGGTTGATCATGTCCGGTGGTGGATCGAAAGCGCCCAGCGGCTATCAGCCGGCGAATCAGGCAGGCGCGGATCAGAGCTACCAAGCCTTCATCAACGACCTGGGAACGCTCCAGGGCCAGCAGAGCGGTGTCGACACACAGCTCCAGCAGATCGCAACGTCCGTACAGAACAACCCCTACTACGCCACCGCCATCCAGGGCGCCAATCAGGTGGCGGGCATGGCGCCGGGGGTCGCGGCAGGTCAACAGGGCGCGGCGCAGAACCTCTACGGCCTGGCCGGCATGGCCCAGCCGATGGCGACGCAGATCAACCAGACCGCTTTCGATCCACAGGCGGCGCTGTACAATCAGCAGTACCAGCAGAACCAGGACCAATCGAACGCCGTCAACGCCATGAATGGTGTGGCGGGTTCACCTTTCGGCGCAGGTCTGACACAGCAGTCGGGCCAGAACTTCAACCTGAATTGGCAGAACCAGCAGCTCGGCCGGCAGACGGCGGGGGCCGGCGCTGTCGCGGGTCTGACCGGCGCGGCGGCAGGCGCCGACACGGCTGGGGCCAACCTCGCCAGCCAAGGTTTGACCACCCTGGCCCAGGGGTCGGCCTTGCCGTCGAACACCTATCTGACGCAACAGAACGCCAACATCGCCGCGCTTCAGGCCCTGAGCGGCGGATATACAACGCAGGCGGGGATCGAGGGGGAGGGCGTGAGCGCTGACCAGGGCTATCTCGGCCTGGGTCAGTCGGCCACGGCGAACGCCCAGAACGCGACGAAGATCAACAATGCGCAGAGCAACGCCATGTGGAGCGGCCTGTTGCAGGCCGGCGGCTTGGCGGCCGATATCTTTGCGCCGGGCGCTGGTACGGCCCTGGCAACAGGGGCACAATCTATCGGCAATATGGGGTAGCCGATGGCGTTTTCTAATTTCGCCGCTGGCCTTGGAGGCCTTACACAGGGCCTGGAGGCCGGGGAAGACCTGAAGTCCAAATGGGATGCTCGCCGCATTAAGGAGGCCGAACAGAAGGGCAAGGAGCTTTGGGTCCAGACCGAAGACGCTGACGAGCCCGATGGACCGGCAGGTCCGACCGGCCAGGTCGGTCAGCCTCCGCAGCCCCAGGCCGCCCCCACACCCCTTGCGCCGGTCGCGGCAGCTCAGCCGCCGCCCCAAGCCCAGCCGCAGCCACAGGGAGGTCCTACGGGGCCTGTGCCGCCTGGTGCGACCTCAATGCCCCCTGGCGTCACCCCGCCGCCTCCACAGGCCTCTGGGCCGCCCCCGCAAGCCCGTATGCCCGGCGCGCAACCCATGCCTGCCCCTGGCGGCCCCGCACCCGCCATGCCGCCCCAGAACGGCCCTGCTCCAGGTCCGCCCCCCGGCGGCGGTACGTCAGCCCCCCAAGGCGGGGCGAGCGATCTCCAGTCTCAGTTCGCGGCGATGAAACAGCAGAACAAAGCTTGGCTGAAACAGCGCGCCCAGGCCATCCGCCAGAAGTTCCCGAACGCGACGCCGGCCGAAGTCGCCGCGGCGCTGGAGTATGGCGTGAAGCAAGAGAGCGAAATGGGCGGCACAGAGAAGATGCTGCTTCAGTCTCAGGTCGCCGAGCTGCGCGCCGAGACGTCCGTACACGACACGGCCATGCGTGTGCAGGGTCAGGAGGCGGTTGAGGACGTTCGTTCTCAGACCCAGAAAGAGGTTGCCGCCGCGCGCGATGACACCTTGAAAGAAGTGGCCAAGATCCACGGGCTGACCCAGGTCGATGTCGCCAAGCTGAACGACGCGGCCAGGGTCCAAGCCGCCAGCATGAGCGCTGGCGCCCGCGTCCAGGCAGCGGGGATCGCGGCCGGCGGCCACGTCACTGCCGCCCAGATCACCGCTGGCGCCCGCACCCTGGTCGCGCAGATGGGTGGTGACGAGAAGGAATGGGAGGCGCAGCTCAAGGCCGACGTGGCCAACTACCGCACCCAGGCCGGCGGCGGGGCGACGACCGCACCGGCCCCTGCGCGACGACCCCCGCCATCCATGGGCGGGGGCGGGGGCGGGCAGACGCCGAGCAACGTAGACCCTGCGAAAGAAAAGGCGCTAGCTTTGTCGCATATCCGGCAGGGCGCCGATGCCGCCAAGGTGCGCCAGATATACCAGCAGAGGACCGGACAGCCGGCTGACTTCTAATGGGCGATCCGTATGCAGCGGCCTACAGCGCGGCGCCGCAGACCGATCCCTACGCAGCGGCCTACACCAAACCACCAACCGTTAAGCCGGGGTCGTACCTGACGACCAAGGATTTCGCGACGGACATGGACAGTCTATTCGGCGCCGGGAAGTGGCGACCGACCGGGGATTACCGCACGGACGCACGCGAACGTCAGCTTCGTTCTCAGGGCGCAGCGACGGCCAAGGGTACATCTGCACACAGTCGAGGCACACCCGACGCCCCTGGCGCCCACGACATCGTCGTGCCGGGCATGTCTCCTGCCCAGGTCACGGCCATGCTCAAGAAAGCCGGCTACGACCCTTTGGCTGAAGGCGCGGCCGGCGGACAGGGGGCGCACATTCATGTCGGGGTCCGCGCCGCGCAAGACGACCCCTATGCGACGGCCTACACCAAACCCTCTGCGGCTTCAGGTGGTGATCCTTACGCAGCGGCTTATGCTGGCGCCCCTGCGGCTGCACCGGCAAAGCCCGCCGCGCCACAGGAAGCACATTCGTTTCTGGGTACTGTTGCAGATCGCTTCCTGGAGGTCCCCAAAGCTTTCACGGAAGGCGGGCGGCAGGCCAACGAGAACTTGAAGCATGACTTCACCGCGCCACTCAACAAGAAGCGGGGTATCTGGGCCGGGCCGGCGCGTGTAACCAAGACCGCCTTGGACGTGGCTGGCTATCCGTTCGCCAATATTTCTGGTGTCGTCGACAACACGGTCACAGAACCAACCAAGAAACTGACCAAGCCACTCGGCCACAATGCCAGTGAGTTCCTGGGAAACCTGGCCGGCGATGCCGTTATGATGGCGCAGCCGGAAGCGGAGTTGAGCGCGGCAGGCAGGGCGATCGAGGCCGCCAGGAAGTCCGGCGATCTGACCAGTGACGTTGTTCGGCCTGCACAGAAAATCTTCTCGCCCGAGCATGTCAACGCTGACAGTCAGGCCGCCGGCCGCATCCACCGCGCCGCTTATGGAACCCGCACGGCTGAATCCGACCGCGCCGCCGCGCGCCTGGCGAAGCATCAGAAGGTCGTCGGCAACCTGCCGGTCGACGGACCGGACAGCCAGCGCGCCATCGTGCGCGCCGTTGAAGAGCCCGATAAGCACACCGTATCGGAACACCTTCAGTCGGCGGTGGACGACCTGAAGAAGACGGCGAACTATTACCGTGGCCAAATCGAGTATCAGGTCCGCCGCGCCCTGGCTGCAACCGCCAAGACTAAGGCCCAAAAAGCCGAAGCGGAATTGAAGATCAGGTCGTCTTTCATAGACAACTACTACGTCCATATGTGGAAGGAGAAGCCGTCCATCGTCGCGCAGCGCATGGCCGGCGTCGCCAAACAGGGCTCTGGTCGCAATCTGCGCGCCCGCTCGATCCCCACCCTTCAGGAGGGGATTGACGCTGGTCTGACGCCGGCCGTCGAAAACCCGGTCGACGCGATGACGCTCTACAGCGCCAACATGAGCCGCTACCTGGCCAGCAATGACATCTTCCACAACATGAAAGACGAAGGGCTGATCAAATACTACCCCGAGCACAGGGCGCCGGCGGGCTGGGCTCCAATCAAGG